TCGTGAACACCGTCGGGGCCTACGCCGAGGCCGGACGCATCATGCCCGCCGGTCGCGCGATCCTCTGGGACAGCCCGTCGTGGGGCCAGTCCGCAGGGTCCAACACCCCGACCCCCGCGCAGACCGCCGTGGTCGGCGTCGACGAGTTCCGCCACATCTACGCGGTCCTCGGTTGGTCCCTGCGCTTTCAGGCAGGCTACAACTACAACGGCAGCGACGTCTTCGAGGACGTCGATTGGCTCTACGTTGTGACGACCGGCGGCCATGCCAGCGCGCCCAACTGGATGCTCGCCGCGAACCTGCGCCTCTTCACCGATGAGACCGGCCACACCGTGCGCGCTCTCGTCAACGTCCAGAACGCCAGCGACGGGCTCGCGGTCCTCCGCGTCGGTTGGGGCGGGTTCTTGACCGAAGAGCGGCACTACCTGAAGCTGCGCGGCATCGCCCCCGCGATCTGATAGACCCCCACCGACACTCCGGAGGCCCCCATGGCAGTCCCTTACAGCGCTCGCGGTTCCGGCGTCATGGTCGGCGTCGAGGTCACCCCCGGCACGGCCGTCAGCCGCACGAAGTCTTGGCCGATCAACGGGTCGACCCTCACCTCGACCCGCACCCGCAACGTCCGCGGCCGGCTGTCGCACGGGACCGGTGGGTTCGTCAAGGATGAGTTCGTCGCCAGCGTGGAGGTCGGCGGTGCTCTGACCATCCCCGCGTCCTACAGCGGCCTCGGGCTGTTGATGCGCGCTGCCCTCGGTGCTGCCGCATCGTCTGGCACCGGCCCCTATACCCACACCTACGGCCCGGCCGCGGCCCTGCCCTCGCTCACGATTGAGCAGATCTACGGCGACAGCGGCCGGTCGATCCTCAACGCCGGATGCAAGGTCAACAGCCTCGGCCTGTCGGTCACCCCCGGCGGCGAGGTGCTGTGGAACGTCGACATCATCGGCATGAGCGCCGCCGCCGACGGGTCCGCCGGCAGCCCGTCCTACCCGTCGGTGGTCTTCGCCGAGGCGTATGAGTGCGTCGTGACGTGGGGCGGTAGCAGCATCGGCACCGTCAAGAGCGCCGAGGCGACCATCACCAACGGCGCGACCCGCCGCCCGCAGGTCGGGGCCCTGACCAGCGCCGAGCCGTCCGTCGGCGTGCCCCGGCGCGCGACCGCGACCATCGTCGTCGACAAGGACAGCTTTGCCCCGCGCATCGCCGAGACCGCCGACACGACCGGCGATCTGGTGCTGACCTTCACCGACACCGCGACCGGCGCGAAGACGATCACGATCACCCTGCAGGACTGCCGGGCGACCGTGACTGAAACGGTCGGCGGGTCGATGGCTGACCTGACCACGTCGATTGCCTTCGCCAGCAACGACCTCCCGTCCATCGTCATCGTCAACGCGGAGTCGAGCGCCGATGCCTGACCAAACCGGACAGACCCCCGCCGCGCCGGACGTGCTCAGCGTTCTGCGCGCCGCTGCCGTGCCCTTCACCGCCGTCATGCAGCCCGCCGACGGCGACCGCCCCGCGCTCTACTGGCGCGTCCGGCGTCTGTCGCCGGGGCAGGCCGCGCAGGCCGGCGTCTTGGAGGGCCTTGTCGGCGGGGCGCTGGCGAAGATCGAGGCCGCCGCGAAGGCTCCCGCCGCCGCGCCGGACCTTGACCTGTCGGCGCTTGGGGCATCGGTCCTCCGCAGCGCCGCGCAGGCCGCCGACCGGGTCGTGATGGCCGCGGTCGACGGGGTGTCTCTCGACGGGGTGACGTGGACCCCGATGCGCGTGGTCCTCCCCGGCGACGACGACCCGACCGCCGGGACCGTCGGCATCCAGACGATGCCGTGGGGCACCGTGTGGGCGTGCGCCGAGGCGGCGACGGGCTTCGCCCGGGAGGCGGCCGCGCTGGTGGCCTCGTTTCGTCAGCGCGCAGCCGGGGCTCCCACTGACCGCTGACCTTGCCGCGCGACGGTACGGGGTGCGCCCCTCGGTGCTCATCGGGATAGACTGCCCGTGGCAGGCGCTGTACCTCGATGCCGCCGCCGCCCTTGCCGGCGAGCGCCACGACGCCGAGCACAGCCCCCTCGCCGCCCTCCTGACCGCCCTGACCGGCGCCCGGTGACCCGATGTCCGACGTGATCAACGTAGTCATCCGGGCCCGCGATGAGGCGACCAAGTCTCTGCTGTCCGCTGGGAACGCAGCCGATGCCCTCGCCGAAGCGCAGGCAGAGGCTACCAAGACCGGCGCGGCCCTCGAACAGCAGGCCGCAGAGACCGCCGAGGCCCTGAAGGGACAGACTGCGGCGACGCAGGCAGCCGCAGACCGGACTGCCGGCGGGGACGCTTCGCCCGACGGCGCGCCGGGGGCGATCAAGAAGACCGCCGACGCAGCCGACGACGCTGCGGGGTCTGTCAGCAACCTGAACGGCCGCGTGATGACCCTGCGCTACAACCTCGCGGACGTGGCCCAACAGTTGGCCGGCGGGGCAAACCCGTTCATAGTCATCATGCAGCAGGGCCCCGAGATCGCGGGCGCGCTCGGCAGCGCATCCGAGGCCGCCGACGTGCTCAAGGCCGCGCTGGGCGGGTCGATGACCGTTGCAGCCGCGGCCGGTGTCGCGGTCGCTGCCTTGGTTGCCGCCTACGCAGTCCTCGCGAACCAATCCGAACAGGCAGCAGAGGCCACCGGACGGCTTGCCGCGCGCATGGAGGAGGCCGGCGCGCGCGCCGATGCGGCCCGCCCCTTGCTTGAGGGTATCCATGCGGCGCTGGTGCGCTTGCGCGGCGCGAACGACGACGCTGCGCTTGCCTTCAAGGAGTTGACCGGCGAGATCGACAAGCACGAAGCTGCGGCCACGCGCTCGCGCAATGCGCTTGCCGAGGACTACCACGACCAAGAACGCAACCTTGCCGGCATCATTGAGAAGGAGCGCGAGGTCATCCGCACGCGGGAGACTGCGATCAAGGCCGCAGAGACCGCCATCGGCCTGACCAACAGCATGTCAGCCGACGAGGTTGTTCTCGCGCAGAACGAGATCGAGAACGCCCGTGCCCGGCTGCGCGCCGCCGAAGAGACGTCGGTGGCGTTGAAGGCCGAGAAGGGTGAAGCGCTCGCCCTGATCGACGCCAGCGAAGAGTACAGCCGGGAGTTGGAGGCGCAGAGCGAGGCCGAGAAGGAAGCCAACCGCGCGCGCGCCGAAGCCGCCAAGCGCCTCGCCGAGATGCGGCGCGAGTACGACAGTCTGGTCAAAGCGTTGGAAGCCTTTCAGGACGCCGAGCGCGCCGCGTCCGCGTTGGGCCCGGTGTCGAACCTCATCCCTGCGCAGGCGATTGACGACCTGCGCGCCCTGCAGGCCGAGCTTGACCAACTTGCGCCGCCCAAGGATGCGCTGACCGCCTTTCAAGCCATCGAGCTCAAGCTGCTCGACATCGAGCGCGCAGCGGCCCAGATTGGCGCCCCGCAGGTAGCCGAGGCGGCCCGTGAGCAGGCGCAGGCGGCGATGCAGGACTTGACGTCGAAGGCGATGGCAGAGGCCGCCGCCGCCATCGAGGAGCTCGGGACCATCTTGGGCAAGATGTACCAAGAGTCCATCCAGAAGGCCGCCAACGCCGGCAAGATGATCGGCCAAGTACTCGCGGGCGACATCAGCGGCGTCCTGTCCAGCATCATCCCCAAGCTTGGTGCAAAGCTGGGGGAGGCCCTCGGAAACGTCGCTGGTGACGGCATGTTTGCCAAGCTCGCCGCAGCGATCCCGCTGATCGGTGAGGCCATCGGACAGGCCATCAGCGGCATCCAGGCATTGGGCGAGAATGGCGCCAAGGCGACATCCAACGCAATCGTTGAGCAGATCCAGAGCATCATCAAGGGGCTAAGCAACCTACCTGCGCTGATCGTCCAGTTGGTGCCGGACCTCATCGTGAAGGTGCTCCCTGACCTGATTGTGCATCTCGTCAGCATCATCCCGCGCATGGCCGTTGCCATCGCCATCGAGTTACCCGTGGCCATCGTCCGCGGCATCGTCGGTTGGTGGCGCGACATCGGCGGGTTCCGAGGCATCGCGGCGTCCATCGCGGACGGCGTGCGCACTTGGTGGCGCGAGACGTGGGATCGCGTGCGCGCATGGCTCCGCGACATCTTCACCCCGGGCGACCAAGGCCGGGGCCGGCGGGTCAGCGATGCCCGCGCCGAAGACCTGCGCGCCCTGCAGGCCGCAGCGATGGCAGTCACAGACCCCCGTGGGCGCCCGGGGCAGCCGACCGACCCGCGCACCTACAGCCGCCGCGGAGGCGGGCCGCAGCCTGCAGGGCCGACGCTGGTCATCCAGGCTGCATCGCTCCACCCCGACGTGGTACCCGCGACCCTGCGGGATCTTGACCGCATGACCCGCCCCGGCGGCCTGCGCCGTGGTACAACGGGCCTGGGGGGCACCTGATGGCTTCGCGGTTCTACTGGTACGCCCCCGGGTCTGCGCGCCTGTTGACGCTCGACGTGTACCCCGCCGCCCTGCAGGCCGATGTTGAGGCCGTCGCCGAGGGGGTGTCGCCCCTGTCCGGCCGTGCGGTGCGGGTGCAACAGGGCGTGCGCTGGCGCGTGACCCTTGACCTGCAGGCCGTCAGCGAAGACGACCGGTACGGCCTGCGGACGCTGGTCTCGCACCTGCAGCGCGGTGGCGCGGTCGGCTTCGCCCGCGACCCGGACAAGGCCCTACTGGCATGGACCGTCAGCGCGATCACGCCGGGCACGTCGTCGTTCCTGACGTCGGGCGGGTCGCAGATGTTGGCATGGGAACCGTCCGCGGCGCTGGTGTCGGGGGATCGGCTCATCGTCCAGAGCCAAAACCCCGAGGGCATCATCGAAGAACCCATCGCCACGTCGGTGTCGTCGGTCGGGCTGGTCACGCTGTCCACGCCGATCCGGTCGCGGATGACACAGACCCCCATCGCCGTCCGGCCCTACGGGTTCTGGCCTGTGCTGGTCATGGAGCCTGCCGACACCCCCGAGATCCGCAGCGACCGTGAGCTCTACTACGACGTGACGATGACCCTGACCGAGCACCCCGCGCACTTGGCCGCCCTGCGCGGGGTGACCCTTGGGGGCGCGGCCACGCCGCACACGGCCCCGCTGGCGATGTCGCTTGACCAAGCCATCGGCCGCGCGCCAGGGCCGTCCGGCTTCGTGGCCTCGGCCTTCCGGGTGCGGTCGTGAGTTGGCCGGCCGACTTCCGCGCGCGCCTCGACAGCGGGGCGCTGGCGCCGATCTACGCGCTGACCGTGGACGGATCACCCGTCATCCTGACCACCGCCGACGTCGCAGTGTCGGGCGGCTTGGGTCTGACCGTCGCCCCGTGGCTGGACATCGGCGCGCTGACCTTCGGGTCTGCCGGCGTCGCCCCGATTGAATGGACGCCCGAGGCCGGCGCGTGGCGCTTCGGGGTGTTGGTCGGCGGGCCGGGCGATGCGCGCCTGTTGACCGCCCTGCGCGCCCTGCGTCGGGGCAACCTTGTGCGGCTGCGCATGGGCTTCCCCGGGATGGCCTACACGGACTATCAGCCGGTCGCCGCGGGCCGCATCGCTGGGATCGCCAACGACGGCCGGGGCGTGCTGACCTGCGAGGTCTGGGATCTAGTGTCTGCCCTCGCCGGCCGGATGCGGGGCGACGGTGACCTGCGCAGCGAGCCGCAGCTTTTCAGCGCCTACCGCGCGCCCGGGTCCATCAGCGGGGTCGGGTACGTCGTCGGCGACACGACCCTGCGCCTCGCCGCCGCGCCGCCGTCCGGGGTGCGCTTGACCGGCGGGACCGGGGCGGTCAAAGTCACCCCCGCATCGGGCGCCGAGGCGTTCTACCTGACCTACACCGGCATCGCGACCGGACCGGACCGCCTGACCGGCGTGGCGACCGCCGACGTGCACGGGACGGTGCGCGTCAACGCTGCCATCGGGTCGGTCGTCGAGTTCGTGCCCTTCGTGTACGGGGACATCCGGCAGTTCGTGGCGCGCATTCTGACGTCAACCGGCAGCGGCGGGAACGGCGCCTATGACGTGCTCCCCCGCGACTGGGGATACGCGCTGCGGGATGGGCTTGAGGTCGACGTCGCTGACATCTTCAGCGTCGTGAACGACATCCTCGCCCCCGGCAGCGCAGGCGCCAACGACATCGAAGCCATCGTCGACCCGCTCCCCGCGGACGGTGGGCAATGGCTCACCGGCATCCTGCAGGGCTTCGGGGCCTTCTTGACGCTGCGGCAGGGCCTTTTGACGCTGCGGTGCGCGCAGGACATCCGGCCGCAGTCGCGCGCGACGGCCCGCATCCAGCGGCTTCGGGTCACCGATGCGCAGGCCGTCGAGGGGCCGGCGGTTGAGCAGGCGACATGGTCGAACCTGACCTATGGCCCGGTCGGCATCAAGAGCACGTCAGGAACGACGACCGGCGCGGCGCCCGCGTCGCAGTACCCGATGGGTGGGCTCAAGGTCTACGACGTCACCGAGTACCTGTGGTCAAACGAGACGGCCATGCGCGCTGCCGCGGCCGACCGCCTGTCGGTCTGGGCGAACGTGCTCCCCGAGGTCATCAGTGCCGACTTCGCGGGCCTCTGGCATTGGACCCTGTGCCCCGGCGACGTCGTGCTCTACAGCGGCACCCAGACCGGCGGACTGTACCTGTCGACCGCCGGGGGATGGGTCGACCGGATGGCGATGGTCGTCAGTGTGCAGCCTGACCCGCTCCGTGGTACGGTAGCGCTGACGCTGGCGACCCTGCCCGATGATGCGGCAGACCGCTTGGAGGTGTGACGATGGCCGCCCTTGACCTGTCCGGCTACACCCGGGCCCCTGCGACCCGCTTGATCGGGGCATCCATCGGCACCGACTGGCAAGAGGTCATCGTGCCGCCTTGGTGTACGGTCGTCGTCCTGACCGCGACCCATAGCTTCTACTACGCGCTGGCCAACGTCGAGGCGGGCCGGACGCAGCCGGTCGACGGCGCGGCGGCTTCGGGCACCGACGACAAGGTGGGTGTCCACGTCGCGGGCAGCGAAGGCAAGTACGCGGTCAAGATGCGTGACCCCGAAGATCGGCCCGTCGTCGTAGGGGTCACCCCGAACCGCTCGATCTTCGTGGCCGCGCAGTCCGGCACCACCGCCATCAGCGCCGAGCTTGGGGTCGGGCGATGAGCGGCCGCCGCGGGTATGTCTTCACCCGGGCGCCGGGGGAGGCGGATGACCTGACCGCCCCCACACCCCCCGCCGTCCAAAGCCTCGCCAGCGGCACCACGTCCGCGTCAGCGACGTGGACCCACCCCGGCGCCCCGGCCGGCACCACCTACACCTGCGCCGTCCGGGGCAGCGACGGCAGCACGCCAACCGCCAGCGGCTCCGGCCTCGGCGCGTGGACGTGGGCCGTCGCCAACGGCACAGCCTACGCCCCGACGATCACCGCATCGTCGGGCGGGCAGACTTCACAGAGCAGCGCGCTGGTCGCGGTCGCCCCGTCCACCGCGATTGCGGGCGCGTGGACGAAGATCGGCGACGTGAACTTCGTCGGCGCCACAACGCAAACCTTCACCACGACCGGCGACAAGACGGTCACGCTCAGCGGCGGCGGGACCGTCACCGTCAACGCCACGATGAGCGTCGGCACCATCACGACCGGCACGGCCGGCGCTGACTCGACCCGCGGCCTCATCGCTGACGTGCCCGGCGCAGCGGCCAACACCGCTTACCGCCTGCGCGTGGCTGTCCCTGTCTCGCCCTCGGTCGGGTCCACCGATGACCTGCTGGTCAGCATCCGGTGGAAGCACAACGCAGCGACCGGCAACCAGCAGCGCGCCCTTGTCGGGATCACCACCTCGACGGGGTCGGAGGCGTCCACTGAGTTCAGCGGCGACGTGCGGCAGAACGCCGCAACCGACGTCGTCAAGCTGCAGTCCCGCAAGGGCGCGTCGGTCGCCGATGTGGCGGCATCCGTCCCGTCTGGCTGGCGCGACGGCTCCACGATGACGCAGAGTGACATCCGCGTCGTCGGCAAGGCTCGCACGCTTCTCGTCACCGCCGGGAGCCGCAACCCGGACAGCGGCGCCGCGACCTATACCGCGGATATCGGCGGCGACAGCAGCGGGCCGAACGCTGGCCTTGAGGCGCCGCTCTTCAGCGGGTCGACCATCTACGTGCAGTTCTACGTGTGGAACGGCGGCGCGTCCGGACCGGCAAACGCCGCGGCCATCGAGCGGATCCAAGTCTTTGAGCGCGCCTCGGTGCGCGTCCCGTAAGGAGGCCCCATGCAGATCAGCAACCTGCGCGCCATCACCCTCGCCGACGAAGCCGGCGAGCGCGTCCGCCCGGCCTTCGAGGGCCTGATCGACGAGCACTGCCCGGCGCTCTACGACGCCGACCCCGCCGTGGTCGCCGCGGCCAAGGCAGCCATCGCGGACGTGATCGCTGCCGCCATCGTCGCCAGCGGCATCGGTGCACCGTGACCGTCGACCTCGCGCTCCACGACTGCGGGCCGTGCGACACCGACGGGCCTGCCGTCCGTGACCACCTGCCCGCGACCCTCACCCCCGAGGCCCGCGCCTTCATCCTGACCCGGCTTGACCACGGCGAAGCGCACTACGGCGCGCCGCTGCGGATCGGCTGGCCCGGTGCGGTCATCGAGTCCCCGCAAGAGTCCGCCGACCTGACGGTCTACCTGCGCGCTGCCAACGCCCCCGCTGACCTGATCGACCGCGCCGCTGCGCTGCACAACGACGTGGTCCGCTGGGCACAGGGCGCCCGATGATCGTCATCGTCCGCCGATCCGGCGCCGCGCCGCACGTCCACCGCCTGACCGCCGCTGACCTCTGCGCCTACGCCACCCGTCGCGCAGCCCGCGCGCCCATCCCGGAGTGCTGACATGAAACCGGCCTTGATCGCCCGCCTTCTGCGCCTCGCCGCCCGCGTCACCGTCGCTTCGGCCGGCGGCTTCACCCCCGCGGAGATCCGGCGCTTGGCCGCTGACCTCGCCGAGCTCGCCGCCGACTTGGTGGCTGACCTCGCGGACAAGGACTGAACCGATGCACTGGACCGCCCGCCACTTTCAGCCCGCCGAGTTGATCCGCACATCGCGCCGCGGCTTCGAGGCCGCGCAGGCCGCGGGCTTGACTGACCCCAAGATCGGGCCGTCCCTTGCTGCGCTGGCGACCACAATCCTTGACCCCATCCGCGACCACGCCGGGCGCCCGATCCGTGTCAACAGCGGGTATCGGTCCCCGGCGCTGAACGCCGCCACGCCCGGCGCTTCGAAGACGTCGCAGCACGTGCTTGGGCAGGCCGCCGATATCGCCATCGTCGGCGGGTCTGAGGATGACCTGTGGGCGCTCTGGCGCTGGATCGGTTGGGAGTCCGGGCTGCCCTTCGGACAGGTCATCTTCGAGGATGCGCGCCCGTCCGACCCGACCGGCGGCGCGTGGATCCACGTCTCCCTCGGCGCCCCATACCGGGCCGCCAGTCGGTGCGGGCAGTGCCTCACGTGGTCGCCCGCAGCCGGCTACCGGTCGCACGCAACACCCCCAGCGACGCGCTAAGATGCCGTCCATGCGCACCATCCCCCGCATCCCCGCCCACCTCCGCGGCCCCGCCCTTGTCGTCGCCGCGGGCGCCGTAGCCTTCGCCATCGCAGCCTTCGCCGCCACGGCCGGCGCGCAGGTCGACGGCGCGCCTGTGCCGGGCGCTGCGCCCGACCCCCTCGCCGGTCTGCTGACCGGCGCTGGCCCGGCCGGCGGGCTGGCCCTGTTGGTCGGCGCCGCATGGAAGCACCTGCAGGCCGAGGCGCAGCGGCACGCGGCCGAGCGCGCCGAGCTCCGCCGTGACCTGCAGGCCCTGACCGGCGCGGTGGCTGACGTGCGCCACGCGCTGGACCTTGAGCGCGCCCGCCACGACGCGGCGACGCAGCGACTCCACGACCTGCTGACGGCCGCCCGCGCGGCTGCGGAGGCTCGCACCTGATGCAGCTCGACATCCAGCCCCAGCGGCAGCACAGACCGATGACCGACCCCGAGCCGCAGCCTGCGCAGCCGTCGGCGCAGACCCCAGCGCAGCCGCGGGCCAGTCTCTACGTCCTGCTGCTCAGCCTCGCCGTCGACGCGACCACGCCGCGGCCGACGCCACCCAACCCGACCGCACTGCCGGCCCTGATGCCGCGCGGGCAGACCTGACAGGAGCCTCACGATGGGCCGCCCCGACGTCGACATCGAACCGCCCTCCCTCGTCCTCACCCCCGGCGGCGCCCGCTACCGCCTCGCATGGGGCAGCGACCCCGGCGCCGGCAGCGGGTGGCACAGCGCCACCGAGGACGGCGCGGGCGAGCACGTCACCGCCGCTGCGTGGGGCACCCTGACCGCCGCGGCGCAGACCTCGGCGACCGCCCTCGACGCGGCCCTGACCGGCAGCACCGCAGCCCGCGCGTGGGCGGCGGCGAAGGCGCGGGCGGTGGCGGCGGGGCAGACCAACCTCATCGCCGAGACGGCCGCGGCCTACGCCGCGTGGCAGACGGGCAGCCTGAACAGCGTGTGGGTCAAGCGCTGACCAGCTGACCCTCAGCGACGACCGGCCCGCCTCAGCGATGGGGCGGGCCTTCGTGCGCGCAGGCCGCCTGATACAACCGCCCCGCCGCCCAAACCGCCCGCACCGCCGCCCACGCCAGCGCCCCGGTCACCCCGTCGCCGGCCGCCCCCACCGTCAGCAGCACGCCCACGGCTTCGTGCGCGGCGCTGGCCCGGCGGTGCACCTCGTCCACCGGCAGCACCCGCGCGCCCGGCTGCGCAGCATCGGGGCCCCTGAGCAGCCCCCGCAGGTAGCCGCGCGCGGCGGCCAGCGCGAGGAGGAGGGCCTGCCTGCGGGTGTCGGTCACGCTCCCCCCGGGCACGCCGCGACCGCCGGGAGGGGTGCCGCGAGCCTGCCCGGAGTCTACCGCGCGGGCGGGGTGGCCGGGATTTCACGCGGTGACAGGGGGCTCCGTCTGACGCTGCCCCAAGGCCATCGTCGGCCAGCGGTTGTCCTTCTGCGCCTCCCGCTGCTCTTCGCCGTCATCGTCGACGCCGGTGACCAGCCGGCCGAAGCCGTACACCTCGACAATGTCGGCGCGCAGCACATAGGCGTAGTCGGTGGTGTTGGAGTCGGGCCACGGCCACGGCCAGCCGTCCTCGGGCATGGCAACCGCGCCGCGGCGCCGGCTCGCAAGCGCCATCGTGACCGCGCGGCGGAAGCTGTCCGCGTCGTCGGCCTGCATCAGTTCGCAGTCGGGATTGTTGCTCCATTGGTAGCCATCGAAGCGCACTGACCCGAGCCATTCCATGCGCCCGTCGTCGTCGATCCAGAAGTCCGCTCTCGTTCCCATCACGTCTCCTTCGCCGCAACCGCGGCGCTCACGTTGTTCTTGGGTGCAAGCCCCGACCCGGCGCACCGCCGGCAGGGCCCGTAGGTCGCGCCGAAAGCCCCGACCGACCGAACCGTTTTGCCGCCTCCGTCGCAGTCGGTGCAGCGTCCGGTCTCGGCCTCGATGGCGAGCAACTCAGCGACGATGGCCTTCGGGTCGACGATGATGCGCCGGGTGGTCGGGTCTTTGGCGCTGCCCCACACCGGCGCGCCCTCGCGCGGCCCGCGGGTGATGACGCCGACGGGAACAGCGCCGGTGACGATGACGCCGTTGTGGGCGGCTTCGTAGGCGTAGGCGCGCCAGCCCGGATGCTCGGCGGCCATCTCGGCCTCGGCGCGGGCGGCATAGTGGCGGGTGGTGACGCGGGGGTCTGTCATCGGGTCTCCTTGCCGGCCCTGCCGGCGCTCCTGTGTGTCCTCGCCGCCCGCCCGCGCCCAACGTCGGGCGCCGGGGCGGGCTCGGGCTCGCTGTAGGCCGCGCCCATGCACGCGACCGTGCACCACGGGGCGTCCCCGGGGCTGCGGAAGCGGCGGCCGCAGACGGGGCAGGTGGCCGTGGTGGGCGCCTTCATGCCCACCGCCGCGCCGCTGCGGCCCAACCGTCGGCCCAATCCGCCCACTCGCAGACCACCCAAGCGTGCAACGTCAGCAGGTGCGCCCGCAGCCGCGCGGCCGCCGACGTGCGCCGCCCGCCGGGGCGGACCTGCAGGCGGCGGCGGTGCCACGGGCGCGTCATGGCTGGCCCCCTCGGCGCGCGGCGGCGGCTTCGAGGGCGGCGATGAGGGCGTCGGCTTCGGTGTCGCCGTAGGCGTCGGCCGGGATGCGCGGCACGAACCAGTCGCCGCCCGGGTGCGGCACGAAGCACCACGCCGCGCTCAGGGTCGGGCAGGCCCACGCCTCGCGCGCGGCGGCGAGCAGGCAGCCGAGCGTCGCGGGGTCGGTGAAGTCGGGCTCGGCGCCCGGGTAGGGGGTCCAGCCGCGCAGGTCGTCGGGCGCGCGGCTGCACACGGGGTCCAGCGGCTCGGGGCGCGCGGCGACGGCTCGCATCCCCGGCCGCCACACAGGCAGCCCCAGCGCAGCGCAGGCGGCGCGGTAGCGGGCAGCGGTGGTCATGCGCCCTCCGCGGGGCGGACGTGGGCGCCGGCTTCGATGTAGGCGGCGTGGTCGCGCAGGGCCACGGCCACAACCGACCGGCCAAACCCGGAGTGAGCGTCCGCGCCGCCATGCAGGCAGGCCACCACCGCCGCCCGCTCAGCCGCCGCCCCCTCCGCCCGCGCGGTGGCCACCGCGGCCTCGGCGGCCTCGGCGCGGGCGCGCAGGGCGGCGGCCTCGTTCTCGGCGACAACCTTGTAGGCGTAAGCCCGGTCGGCGCGCTGGTCAGCGCGGTCACGCTCGGTGACCACTTCGCGCAGCGCCTCGGCCACCGCGGGCAGGTCGCGGACGGTGGTCTGAGCGGCGCGCTGCTCCTCGCCGAGCGGGGCGACTTGCAGTGCCACTTCAAGGGCGAAGGCGCGCCACTGGTCGGCGATGAGGGCACGGGCGCGCAGGGCGTCGCGCTCGGCCTCGGCGGCCTCGGCGCGGGCGCGCAGGGCGTCCTCGCCGGGTCGGCGGTTCCACTTGTCAATGGCCAGACTCTCGCTGTGACTGCAGGCCCGCGCCAAACACCACTCGCACGCAACCATCGGCGCGCTGTACTCGTTTTCGGTCAGTTCCGCCGGCTTGCCGCAGAACGGGCAGGGCTTCAGGTCAAGCGCGCTCATCGGTTCGTCTCCTGTCGGGTGTTGTGCCGAGCCACCGCGTGCGACGCGGCCTCGGCTCCGGTGAGGGTGCCGCACAGGGCGGCGATGGCGAGGACTCCGGCGAGGGCCAGCCACAGCACGGCGTGGAGGCCGCGCAGGCGGGCCTCGGCGGCTTTGCGCGCGGCGTTCTCGGCGGCCCAGAGGGCGGGCCAGTCGGGGGCGGTCATTCCTCGCCCTCCTCTTCGGTGTCGGTGTCCTCGTCCTCGTCCTCGCCCTCGTCGCGGGGCGTGCCGTACTCGTCGCAGAGCGGCCGGCGCGCCTCGGCGCGGGCCAGTCGGGCGGTCCACCACGCGGGCGGCCCGTCGTAGTCGCTGTGGTCGGTCATGGTCGCCTCCACGCCCCATCCCCAGGGGCACCCCGCATCGGCAGCGGGCGGGCCGGCGCGCAGTGTGCGCGGCGGTGCCGGGGCCTTGCGGCGGCCCCGTGGCCGGGGGCAGGTCAGGCCCGCGCCGGGCTGG